ATATCCTGCTACATTTGTTAGATTAGTAAAATCAGTAAGGAGTTCTCCACTCATCATAGTGGCAGTACCGAATTCCTTATTAAGAGCCATTAATGACTTACCTAATTTTTCGGTAGTCATATTTACATCACCACTTAAATTAGATATAGTAAGTAATTCTCCACGAATGTTAGAAGCTTCTTTATATGATGTACCAAAAGATTTAGCTAATTCACCAGTTGATTGATCTGCTCCTTTTAAAGCATTAAATAAAGCAACCGCTGCTAACTCAGCTAGTCTTAGAGGAGTTACTACATCTTTTACATTACCAGAAAGTATTTTTGATAAAGTACCAGTTTTATCTAATTTATCTGCTATACCCCCCGTATTTTCTTTAATAACTTGGTAAAAGGATTTTTGTTTTTGGAGTTCAGTATTTTCGTCTTGTATAGCTTGAAGTGCTTGTTTTTGAAAATCTAATTGTTCTTGTTCTTGAGATAAAAGATCTTTTTGTTGATCTGTTAATCTATCCCCTAAAACTTCTCTTTTAGAAGCTAATCTTGCTTCATTTAAAGCTATTTTTTCTGATTCTTTAGATATATCTTTCTGGGTAGCAATACCTAAAGTAACTTTAGTTTGTAGATCAATTAAAGAATTTGTGTTTTCAACTGATTTTTTAAGATCAGCAACTAATCCACGTTGCATAGTTTTACCTACAACATCAATTACATTATTTAGATTAGAAGCACCATCAACTGCATCTTGAAAAGAATTAACTAATTGATCCCCTATAGATGATACAGCATCTAAGATATAACCTAATTCTTTATTTATACCTTGTACTTCTTCTTCAGCACTTCCGTCTCCTAGAGTCATATAAAATTATTTATCATAAATATTAAAAGGCATCATTTTTTTGATGCCTTTGTTTTATAAGTTGGAGATGTTTTTGGTTGTAAATCTTTCATAAATTCTGGTGTGTGAACTTTACCAGAAGAATCGACAGCTGTGGTTAAATTTCCATTCTGTTGATTTTCATATGCTTGTTTTTCTTCATCAAAATGGGTTTGAATTTGATGGAATGTAAATTTACGAAGCCATATAGGCATATTGTAAATAGTATTCCAATCATAACCTCCATTACCGTGAAAAACGATTTCGTGAATATGTTTAAATAAACTAAATCGTACTTGTTGGGCTGTATCAGACGTCAGGCCAAAAAAAGTTTAACCCTATAGGTATAGCGACCTCCTCACCGCTATCTGAAATAAAGTTTAAATCTATATCTGGTTGGTTTCCACGAATATGTTCTCTTAATGCTCTTGAATCACGTGCTAGTAATTGGTTATCAACAAATTCACGAATTGTTTTAGGTGTTGAATCACCATCTACTGATGTGATGATAAACTTTAATCTAGTGCTAAGTTCAACTGATGATTCAGGATTGATTTTTTTCAAACCATTAATTTCTCTTTCAATATTATATTCATCGTGACCTGTTAAAATTTTATATGTTAATTTAACATCCGTAGATGGAAGAGTAAATGGAAAGTTATTTAATCCTGGGGTAACTATAGATTCATCAAATGGTTTATTCTCTAGTAATGATAAATCAACGGTTATAGGAGAACCATTATATTGAAATTTATAATCTTTTCCATATCCCAAAACACGTGCCGCTACAAATAAAGCATTTTTATCACCTACAATAAAGTCTTTAATATTCACTCCAGGAGTAATTATAAGAGATTCTAGAACTTTGTCTAATACTGTTCCTTTTTGGATGTATGATTGGTTAGTAAGAATATCTTCTTCCCTAGCAGTCATATATTTCATTTCAACTTTACCTTCCCTCAGAGGACTTTCTTCAGGATATAACAATCCTTTAGAGGGTAATTCCACCATCTCTGTGGGGAATTTAAATTTGGTTTCTTCCATAAATTTTTATTTTAATAACTATTGTCGTGTATACATATATGATAAAAAAAGAGCTTGGTATATCCAAGCTCTCCTTTAAAATGTATGTTTTGTTTTTTTAGAAATTCAATACACAATAATCCATACCTATATTAAGTGATATGTTTACTGCTGTATTTTCTGTATCCCAATTATATTCACCAAAATTACCACCTTTAATAAAGGCTCCTTTGATTATCCATTCAGATACAATATCTCCAACGGGTCCTAAAACGTCAATAGTTAAATCTTTTTTATAGAAATCACTATAACCATCTCTACCTGTTACAGATTCGTGATGTAAACGTACCCATTCCATAGTTGCTTGTGCTCCTGAAGGTGTAATAGGATCAAACAATGTCATAGTCATATCTGACCATTTTGTTTTACCTTTTACTTTTCTTAACACGTTTATATGGTTAAGCACTACTTCACCTTGTTCGAATGTTACTGCTGATATTGCTTTAATTGTATAAGCTGGTATACCATCAACATACATAATGAAGCGGTTTGCTTGTTTTGGTTCGAATGCTGTGAAAAATATTTCGTTTGGATCTAATACTGCCATTTTATTTATTTATTATTTTGTTATAAATATTCAATTTTTAAAAAATTATGCTGGGAAAGTAGCTCCTGTTGGTAAAATGTTGAAATCTAGATAAATAAATTCAGCTGTTTTAGTAGGTTGAATATAAATTTGTCCAATCATTTGGTTTCTATCAATTACATCGGGTGTATTGTTAGAATCATCCATTATTACTTTGAAAGCATATAATCCTTGTCTTTGTTGTACTGATTCTAGATATGGATTAACTTGACTTAAAAATGCATTTCTAGTAGCAATTGTATTTTGTTCAAATACTAAATTTTGACCTACTTGTGAAATATAAGATTTAAGTTGAATTAATAATCTACGAACATTTACTCTATCTAGAGCAGATGATCTAGTTTGTAATGTTTTTTGTCCGTATACTACTGTTCCTATACCTGGGAATGTTGCTATTGGATTTACTTTACCTGTATATAAAGTATCTCTATTAGCTTGTGTTAGTTTTTGTTCAGCTCTGATTATTTGACCTAATCCACCTCTGTTTATACCTGCTGGTGCAAACCAAGGCTCTGATACTGAATCGTTATAAGCAAATACACCACCCATTACGGTTGATGCTGGTACCCAAACGTTTTTACCCGTGTCAGGATCAATTACCATTACCCACGGCCAATATGAAGCGGCATATGAAGTATTACGTGTACCTGCGGCTGCTGTAACTGCTGATAATGCTGTATTGTATGGTACTAAATCTAATACTAATAAACTATCACCTCTACCTTGAGTATTATTAATTAACTGAGTACATTGTGAAACATACCCTGTATTATATAATCCTGGAGCCATTAGTATATTATATTGGTATGCATCTTGATTTGCTAATAAACTAATCATATTATTATAATTAGCTCCTATTAAACCTTGAGTATTTGTTGCATCTATTGCATCATAGAAATTAGCACCTGCTTTTACATCTCCTACTGCTGCTCCAAAAACACCTGTTTGGTTTTGAGGTAAATAAGTAGCATATTCTGGTTTTGGGGTTCCATTATTATCAAAGTAATTTGGGGTAGGTGTGTTTACTGTAGAAACTACTACATATCTTGAACCATTAAAATAATTACCAGTTATTTCTATTTGATTATTTGGTACACTATATGATTCAACTTGATCACCTATTACTTTTTGTATGTAATTATCAGCCATTGGATCTAATGATAAACCAGTCCAAGTTTCTAATACAATTTGATCATTTGTAGTATCATTACCTTGACGAATCAATAAATCAAAAGTACCATTTGTTACTGATGAATTTTGGATTGTAAATCTAAGGTTATTTGAAGTACCATTAGTTAAAGCACCCTCAGCATCTTCTGAACCTGCGCTGTTCATTATAACACCTTCAGAAATAGTTCTTAATGTAAATGTATTTGCATATGCATTTACTATATCGGAAGCTACTAATTCTGTTACTGTTTGAATACCAGATCCAACATCAACACCATCTGTTATTAATGAACCAGCAAATGTTATTTCTTCACCAATTACAAATCCTGAACCTCCTGTTGTTACTGTTACACTAACTACTGCTTCTGCTGCTATTACTACTGTAGCTACAGCTCCTGTACCTGATAGTGAACCTGTTAAATTTATAAGTGTGTAACTACCATCATCAACATTAGTATATGTTCCACCAGTTCCAGCACCTAAATCTATTGTTTCTAATATACCGGATTCTTGTGTGTTTAATATTGCTGAAGATGAAGCGGGTGTATACGAACCACTTACTACTCTTGCTACCAATAATGAATCTCCACCATTGATGAAGTAATTATAAGCTGCAATTGAAGTAAAATAGCTATAAATACCACTTCCACTTTCTAAATAAGAACCAAATCTGTTAACATAGTCACTATATGAAGTAACAATTGTTGGAATTTCAACTGGTCCTTTTACGGTAGGACCTATGATAGCTGCACCAACGTTTACTGGTTGGTTGGAGAGAAAGGATGAATCGTTTTCTCTTGCTAATACGCCCGGAGATACTAATGTTTCTGCCATTTTAGTTATAATTAATTATTTTGTTATAAATATGTTAAAAAAATTCAAAAATTAACGGGGAATAAATTCACCCGTATCAATATTAACATTACCATCTCCATATTTATTTTGTAACTCAACTCCTAACTTTTCAGATAGGGTATTTAATTGTTGTAATTTTTCAATTAACTGTTCTTTTTGTAACTCTAAAGTTTGAATATCATATTCTAATATACCAAAATTAGTAATTAGTCCATCTCTATCATTATTTAAAGTTTTAATAGTTTGTAACTCTTCGGGGGTAAGTTTTTTTATTTCCATAATAAATATATTGGTTTTTTTTAAAGGTTTAGTATTTTATTTACTGATTCTATTACTCTAGAAGCAGGAATTGTTTTAGTGCATTCAAATTGTCTATCTGTATTTTTATGGTCAGGGCACCACTCCCAATCTCCTGGATTTAACCATTCACGATTAAAACATCCATTACATACATTAGAATCATAATTAAATATACGTTCACAATCTAAAAATTCACTGTATGGTAAACTGAATCCTGAGATTAATATTGTTGGTGTTCCTATAGCCCACGATAACCAGCTTAATCCGCTACCTAAACCAATGAATGCATCCGCATATTTTAAATCAACCATTCTATCTTCTATTGAATAATTTCCGGTTTTATCTATTACTCCAGTTAATGTTCCTCCTAATTTAGAATCATGCCATACATCTCCTAATTTTTCATGAGTAATCATAACTACTTTATAACCTTGTTCGTTTAGATAATCAATAACATTTTGCCATCCACCTGGATTATTCCAATACTTAGCGTGTGCTGAAGCGTGTGGTGCTATACAGACATATTTTCCATCAATTTGTCTTGCCTTTTCAGGGATAACCATTTTAGGTTTAATTTCATTATATTTTAATCCTAAAATTGCGGTTGAGGTTTCACTTAATGGATGTTGTTTAAAATCAATTGGGATTTTAAATTTATTTACTGTTCTATCTTCATTATAATGCCATCCAAGTGTATACATAGCATATAAACCATTAACTTGAGTTCCAGGAGTAACAAATTCTAAAT